GCAGACCGTTTATGTGAAGAATGCTCTGCATCGCGATGACATTGTCGATATCACGGATTTCGATTATGTAAAGTATCTGTATGACATCGACCGCCTGATGCTCAATGAAGAGCTAGCTATTGCAATGATGCTGGGGGACGGTCGTGATGATGGTGATGAGGGGAAGATCGATCCGGATAAGCTCAGACCTATCTGGACCGATGATGACCTGTATACCATTCATGCAGATTTGGATGTTGCCGCCGCAAAAAAGGAACTTCAGGGTACTAATACCGGTGTGAACTTTGGCGAGAACTATATTTACGCTGAATCAATGATCAATGCGGTTTTGTATGCAAGAGAGGATTATAAGGGTACTGGCACTCCCGATATGTACATCACTCCTCACATGCTCAATGTAATGCTCCTGGCTCGTGATATGAACGGCCGCCGCATTTATAGCTCTAAATCAGAGCTGGCTTCTGCTCTGAATGTCGGGGAAATCCATACGGCCGAGCAGTTCGAAGGCAAGACTCGTAAGACGGACGACAGCAAGACCAAGAAGCTGCTTGCCATCATCACGAACCTGAATGACTACTCTCTGGGTGCTACGAAAGGCGGCGAAGTTACTCACTTCACGCAGTTTGATATCGACTTTAACCAGGAGAAGTCCCTTCTGGAAACCAGATGCTCCGGCGCTCTGACCAGAGTGTACTCCGCCATTGCGATTGAAGAGGACGTAACGGTAAACCCTTAATCAGCTTCTCCGTTAGTCCCGAAGATGGAGAAGCCAATCTGTTCGGGAAAACGGTAAATTCGTTACAGGAGAATATTGCTATCAGAGAGTCTGAGATTACCGGTACATTGAAGCATGTTACTGGATATACGGGATTTAGCAGTAATACTTCTGAGCAGGAAGGAAACTATCTTGCTTTGAAAGTTGATGCTGATTCCGAAGATGCAGTTGCGACCGTTGAACTCGTAGGTGGTACCAAAGGACCGGTTACGCTTGATGACGACATGAACATTGTACTCCTTATTAAGAATAAGGATACTCAGAGCATTAAGGTGACGGTAGACAATGGAGAAAATTCCACTACGAAGACTTATGGGCTTATTGGATTGACTTTGGAGACAGAGTAAAGGAGAAAATTCAAAATGGCAAAGTTTTTTGGGAAAATCGGCTATGCAATATCAAAGGACGTTCGTCCGGGTGTTTGGGACGGGGAAATTACTGAGCGAGAGTATTTCGGCGATTTGATTCGGAATACCAGTCGGTATCAGACTTCCGATAAACTCAATGACGATATCAACATTTCCAATGAGATCAGCATCGTGGCCGATCCTTTTGCTTATCAGAATTTTCACGCAATGCGGTATGTCGAGTTCATGGGAGCGAAGTGGAAGATTTCCAGTGTTGAAGTACAGTATCCGCGTCTGATTCTGACGGTAGGAGGTGTGTATAATGACTGATCGACGAATCCTGTTTCATAAACGGTTGTGCGAGATTTTATCTTGCCCGATAGAAGGTGAACAGTGCCGATGTTATTTTCAGCCTCCGGAATCTATTAAGATGAATTACCCCGCTATTGTATATAGCCTTGATGATGTAGACAAGACATATGCAAACGACGGGGTATATTTATCTAATCGAAGATATGCCGTTACCGTTATTGATAAAGATCCGGATACATCCTTGGTGCAGAAAGTAACGAATTTACCGATGAGCCGGTTTGACCGGCATTTCAAAAAAGATAACCTGAATCACTACATTTTTAATGTGTATTTCTAAGATTGGAGGAATAATTCAATGAGTAAGCTTATTTGGGATAAAGTTGGGGAACGCCTCTACGAAACTGGTGTTGATCATGGTGTTCTCTATCCGATTCAGACTGGTGGACAGTATAACAAAGGTGTTGCTTGGAACGGTCTGAGCGCGGTGACAGAGAGCCCTTCCGGGGCGGAGCCCTCCCCAATCTATGCGGATAACATCAAGTATCTGAACCTGAACAAGAAAACCCAGGTTATTACGCC